TTAAAGCTGGCGAAGTCACCATCGACAGCGGGCAGACCCCGAAGGTCAACCGATGACAGCTGAGACAATCGAGCGTCGATGAATCCGATGCCCATCGACTCAGTGACAGCGCGGACGATGGACGACTTGCCGACACCGAACGCACCCCATAGGAACACGGGTTTCGGCTTGGGTTGGTTGATGGATGCAGTCAAGAATGACCGCGCTTGATTAGGGGTAACGCTTGCAATGTTAAAAGCCATGATTGGCCTCCTAGGTTGTGGTGTTGTGATAGTGCGAAAGCGCACTCAGAAGGACACCCGAAGGTGCCCGACTGGGTAAGCTCTCAGTGTTTGTGCAATTGGCTGAGGGCATCCATGTACTCGTGGTACTTGTCAGCAGGGACGCCGATGGTGCCGTTAGAGAATTTCGCCGTGCCGATCTTGCGTAGTCGATCGACGTTGAGTCGGTAACGGCTAGACACCTCCAAGATCTTTTCAGCCGCCTCAGTGGTGTTGCCTCCAATGTTCCACGACGTGATGTCCTCCACGGCTGGGGCATCGGGTCCGCAGTAGTTGCGACCGTTTTTCCAGTTGTAGATCGTGGCGACCGTGCCGTCATCGAACTCGACGTACCACTCAGCATCGCACTTGAAGTCATCAAAGAAGTCATGTGGCTTGCCGAATAGCTCTACCAGTTCAGCGTATGGCGCAGTGATGTGCCCCTGTAGCGAAGTGCCAAAGGTCATTTCATCGGGGTTGATTTTAGTGATGTAGCTCATGTGTATTGCTCCTAGGTTAACGGTGGATTCCGTAGACGCCTCACGGCGTTTCGGCCAGTGTCCAGCTGGCCTCGTCAGTACGGTCATGCAAACAAGTGATCGGCGTAATAAGCGGCAACTAATGGACGCTTATCGGCGTATGAGTCGAAGTTAAATTCGGCGTCATCATGGCGATCAATTTCCTCTTGAACGCGATCCCTCGCATTCTCAATGGCTTCCTCGTATGTCAGTAGCATTAGTAAGAACCCTCCCCGTTGAAGCCACCGAACTTGGCGGCGACCTTCATTTCGGGGACATCCTCGCCACGCGACTTCAACTCAGCGGCGTAGCACTTGGCGTACACCTCGTTGTAGTGCGTCTTGCTATGCCCCATCGCACCGTAGTAGGTGGCGCATGCGTTGGCGTATCGAGTGAACAGCTTGTCTGTTGCCATGTCGGTTGTGTCGATCATGGTTAATACCCTCCTAGGTAATCAGTGCGAAATTGCACCCGAATGACGCCCCGTGAGGAGCGTGCAACGGCTGAAATCTCAGCCTAGAAAAAGCATAGAACCTTTTTGTTTCCTGAGCCTCGCGGTTGTCAGTGCTTTGCCAGCTGGCTTCGACTACTCGCTTGACGCTTTCGAAGGAGGGCGGGGGCTTTCCGATGCGGTAGCGACATCCCGATCCACACCACATAAGGTACATAAGTCATATGTCATGTGCAACACCTATTAACGAATGAATAGTGAAATAGTTCGCGGGATTGCTTGGCATGTGAGGCGATTTGGATAGTGGTCGCTGTTTCAGGCTTGCCCGTACCAATCCCCACGTTGCCGGATTCGCAAAGGTGTGTAGCCAGTCGGTTCTATTGGTCTTAGCTATTGAGGATTCAATGGGTACTCAGGCTGATTCGAATAGTGGTAGCGCTCCCCGTGAAGTTGCCACTGGAGTCGATACGGCTGGGAATGTGGGTATCGGCGCAACATTTTGAGAAAAAGTCTTAGCACATCTATATGGCTACGAAATTGGGTGAAAAGTACTGTATGTATGTACAGCTTTTTGCCTGTATTGAACGATAAATATTTTTATGTGCAAACGTACCGCTTACCCCTTAAATCGCTCACAGGGCAATTGAGAGCCTCTCAGGAACATGTGTTTATATACAGTAGTTAGTACATTGTTTGCATTCGTTATGAGATTGTGGTAGCGGCTCTCACCCTTATCATTAAGCAGTGAATATTGGAGACCCCTCGACCATGACAGCAAAGAAAGACCAAGGTGGACTGACACCAAAGCAAGCTCACTTCGCTCGATGCGTGGCGGGCGGCATGACACAAGCGGATGCGTACCGCGAGGCTTACGACCCAAGTGACTCAACGAAACCAGAAACGATTCACACACTCGCAAGCAGACTCATGGCAAAGGATGAGATTAGGGCAAGGGTGGACTCGATTATTGCGGCAAAGGATCGCGCTGTAGCGGCTTCTGCGCTCTCCGACAGAGACAAAGTGCTGAGCAAGTTACGGCTCTGGATAGACGGTAGCCCAGCTGACAGCAACCAGCTGAGGGCGGCAGAGCTATTGGGCAAGGCCAGCGGGGTGTTCACGGATCAGGTGAGCATCACTAGCACTGAGCGAGCACCGGCTGAGGTAGCGGCTGAGATCGAGAGACGGCTGGCGGCACTGGTATCGGCAGACGAGACGGGTGAGGCATCGCCCGATGGTGAGGCAATCCACTGAGACCCCGCCGACGACCCCCACCCCCCCTAGCGCGACGACGTGCCGAGCATCTATATACATAGTAATCCGCTCAAATAATCACAACTTTCCCAAAAATACACTGTATAATACTTACTGTTCCTCCCTTTTTTTCTAGGAAAAGAGGGTAGGATTCCTAGGCACAGAAAAATTTTTCTAAAAAAACGGGAATTCTTGTTGACCTTTGTCAAGAGATCCAATATGTTAAAATCTGAAAATAACTCTGTACTGGGAATACACACGGTTTAGATGTATGCCCCGCTAGGAGTTTAACTAAGCCGCCTTAAGGGGCGGCAGTTAATAGGAGTTATTTCTAAGCTGGAAGTATTCCTAGTACTAGGAACGTAATTTATGCCAGTAACAGATAGGATTGATCCTAAGCTTCTAAGTAAGATTAGTAGTCTGCCTCAGCAAGAGCAGGCCCATATCCTTTCCTTGTTTGATGAATTAGAAAGCGCCGAGCAGAAAGAGGGTGCCCGTGAGCACTTCATGGACTTTGTTCACATGGCTTGGCCAGCGTTCATCGGTGGTAGACACCACAGCATCATGGCGAAAGCTTTTGAGCGAGTAGCCTCCGGTGAACTGAAGAGACTCATTATTAATATGCCGCCTCGACACACAAAGTCGGAGTTTGCGTCATATCTATTACCAGCATGGTTCTTGGGTAGATACCCAGAAAAAAAGATTATTCAAACCGCACACACTGCCGAACTCTCCGTGGGTTTCGGTAGAAAGGTGCGTAACCTTGTAGACAGTGATGACTACAAGAAAATCTTTCCATCCATCGCGTTGAGGGCCGACTCTAAAGCGGCAGGACGCTGGAGTACCAATAAAGGCGGAGAATACTTCGCGATTGGTGTAGGTGGTGCCGTCACTGGTAAAGGTGCTGATCTCTTAATTATTGATGATCCACACAGTGAACAAGAAGGTCAAAGCGCAGACCCCGGCGTGTTTGACAAGGTTCATGAATGGTACACCTCCGGCCCTCGACAGCGACTACAGCCCGGTGGGGCTATTGTCGTGGTAATGACTCGCTGGCATAAGCGAGATCTGACAGGACAGATACTTAAATCGTCCTTACAGCGAGCAGGGACTGATGAGTGGGAAGTAATTGAGTTTCCCGCGATTATGCCGTCAGGGGATCCTCTGTGGCCTGAATTCTGGCCTAAACCGGAACTAGAGGCTTTGAGAGAAGAACTGCCATCACCTAAGTGGAACGCGCAGTATCAGCAAAACCCAACCTCAGAAGAGGGCGCACTGGTCAAAAGGGACTGGTGGCGTGAATGGGAAAAGGATAGACCACCATCCTGTGAATTTATTATTCAATCATGGGATACGGCATTCCTTAAAACACAACGGTCGGACTTCTCTGCGTGTACGACGTGGGGCGTGTTCTACTGGCCTGATGACACAGGCACAGAGCAACCTAACATTATATTGCTCGATGCCTACAAAGAGCGCCTAGAGTTCCCAGAGCTAAAGAAAACCGCATTCGAGATGTGGACAGACTGGCAACCCGATGCGTTTATTGTGGAAGCAAAGGCGGCAGGTACGCCCCTGATATTCGAATTACGAGCGATGGGCATTCCGGTATCTGAATACACCCCGTCGCGTGGTAACGACAAGATAGCCCGTGTAAACGCGGTAGCAGACCTTTTTGCCTCTGGCATGGTCTGGGCACCCCGCATACGGTTTGCAGAGGAAGTAATAGAAGAGTTCGCGTCTTTCCCCGCAGGAGAGCACGATGACCTTGTTGACTCCTCGACTCAGGCACTCCTGAGATTTAGGCAGGGCGGCTTCCTGCGTCTGGTAACAGATGAAGAAGATGAGCCTGTTAGTGTACGCAAAGCCGAGTACTACTAATGATAGAAGTCAACGGCTGGCTGATTGAGAAGTTCTTTCGCCCGATATTCCGTCGCTTCAGTAAGCATGGCGGGGGCGTTTACTTTGACAAAGAATTGTTCCCAATTACGAAGACGCTTGAGTCCAAGTATTGGGTTATACGTGATGAGTTCGAAGATCTGCGGTGGCGCATCAAAGACTTTGCGCCGTTTCAGGACATAAGCCCTGATCAGATCTACATATCGAACGACGATAAGTGGAAGATGTTTTTCTTGAAAGCCGGAAAGATCCGGTTTGAAAAGAACTGTGAGCAGTTTCCTAGCACCATGAAAATACTGGATGCAGATCCTAATATCGTATCTGCGTACTTCTCAGTGATTGGTCCTAAGAAAATGCTGATGCCTCATGAAGGTCCGTGGTGTGGCATATTAAGGATTCATCTAGGAATAGATATTCCGACTGGGGGAAGTGGCTGTACGCTTGTTGTTAACGAGCAAGAGTACAGGTGGAAGGAAGGCCATTGTGTTGTCTTTGATGACACGTATGAGCATTTCGCGGTTAACGCCACAGATAAAGACCGCGTTGTTTTGTTTTTGGATTACATGCGACCGTTGCCTTGGCCATT